AATCTACGATTGGGGACTGCACGACGTGTGGTACTACATTTTCAGTAACCGATTTCCGTACAATAAAGTCTACAACTATTATTTCAGCCATAAATCATTAGCCATGTGTCGTGTTGGTTCGTATGTGCATCCGCGCTGTGTGGAGAGTCTTATGGAAATACGGGAGATTTCACCAGAGTTCTATAAAAAGGCTTTGAAGCGTATGGCAAACATCAACTCAACGATACAGTCACATGACATGATACATGAATTTATCGGAGAGTTGCCGAAGTATTTCTCCAGTTGGGATGAGTACGTTTGCTACCTTGCCGATAATATCATTTATAATGAAAAAGATATAAATGACGTAAAGAAGCATTGGAACTATGTAATGAACAAGTACCGCAAGTTTTGCGGAAAGTGGAAAGAGGGCATTGATACAGTCGAGAGGCGGCTAGGTGTCTATGCTGTCAGCAGTATAGTCGATGGATCTTACGACCTAGTAAAGATGCAACAGGAAGAAAACAGAGTATTCAGATACATTAAAGAACATGGACGAGAAATTGAAGAAGCAAATCGTTGACGCGTTCAACACAGCCAGCGACAAATATGCGTTTCTGAACGAGCTGAAGGAATTGGTTTATTCGATATCACCTGAGAATGAAAACCCTGTAGAGCGTGTGTTGTGGGTGCCAAAAGAGGAAGTTGTGGCCAACGACTACAACCCCAATACCGTACAGCCTAAAGAACTGCATCTGCTCTACACCTCAATCAAGGAGGACGGATACACCCAGCCTATCGTAACCTATTGGGATGAGGAAAAGAAGAAGTATGTCATCGTTGACGGCTTCCACCGCAATCTTATCCTGCGTCGTTACAATGACATCGAAGAGCGTTGTGGTGGCCGGCTGCCTATTGTGGTAATCGACAAGAACATCAACGACCGTATGGCATCCACCGTGCGCCACAACCGCGCCCGTGGTTCCCACTCTGTCGATGGTATGGTGAACATCGTATTTTCCATGCTGAAAGAGGGATGTTCTGAGGAAACCATCTGCAAGAAGCTCGGCATGGAGAGCCGCGAGTTTGTCAAGTTATTCTTTGTGACTGGCTTCGCCAAGGTGTTCAAAAACTACACGTACAGCAAGGCCATAGACAAGATAGTATTCACTGACAAAATAAAGGAGGAATTGCACGATGAAGATTCAGGTAGTTGATATTTCGGCTATCACGCCATACTTTAACAACCCACGCGACAACTCAAACGCCGTCGAGCCGGTAAAGGAGAGTATTCAGCGTTTCGGATTCATCAAGCCTTTGGTAGTTGACACCAAAGGCATAATCGTAGTTGGCCATACGCGCTATTTTGCAGCGTTGAGGCTCGGGCTCTCGAAGATACCCGTCATCTACACCGATATATCGGACGAGCTTGTCAAGCAGTACCGCATTGCTGACAACAAGCTTGCCGAGAAGTCCATCTATGACGAGAACGCGCTGATTGAGGAACTGAAATCGCTTGAGATACCCGAGAGCATGCAGGCGTTCTTCTTTGAGGACATCAACAGCATGCTCAACTTCAATTTTCAGAGCGTGACTGCATCTGGTATGGACTACGGTGACGAGGGAACTGAAGAGCCCAACGAAGAGGGTAACGGAATCGAAAACGGTGGCGAAGAGAGCAACGCCGACAGTTGTGAGCAACCAGTTAGCGAGGCTCAGGACACACAGGAGGCTTTCGACGAACTCTATAAGATTAAAATTGTGGACGGCAAGCGCACCATGAAAGTGTACTGCCCCTATTGCAACAATATCGAAACACTAAACCTTGACGACAATGCCTGACATTCATCTGAACAAGAAAGTGACCGAGGTGAAGATTACCGACATAACTCCGTATAATGGCGCACACGACATCAACCCTGCCGTGGATATGCTGGCCGAGAGTTTGCAGAAGTACGGATTTCAGCAGCCGATAGTCATTGATTCCAATAAAGTGATTGTTGCTGGCGCTGGCCTCTACCAAGCCGCCAAGAAGATTGGTATGGAGAAGGTGCCGTGTGTGGTTGTGGACTATCTGACACCCGATGAGGTTGCACAGTACCGCATTGCGGATAACATGACTGCCACTTTCGCGAAATGGAACGAAGAGAAGCTTAAAAAGGAGGTGTCGTACCTTGAGGACATCAACGAACTTCAATTCTGCTTCGATGAGGATTTGAAGAAAATGGTGACGGCACAGCCAGTGAAAATAACGCCGCCTACGACACCCACGACAGCGGTTAATATTCCCAACAGCGGAACGACCGAAAAGCCCCGTACAGAGGAAGAAAAGAAGTTCAAGGAATCTATAAACAACATCGAAAAAAGTATGGAAGCAAAGCCGGTTGAGTACTTCGAGTATGTATGCTCTAATTGCGGAAAGAAAGTAACCGTGAAGATCTGATATGAAGCAAGAACTGCCACAAATCACAGGAAACGACCAACTTTGGAAGGTCACGAAGCCCGCTTTGAACAAAGGTGGGCGTCCTGTCCTATTCAAAAACGCCGTGGAACTGTACAACAAGGCAGTGGGGTACTTCGAGTGGGTAGACAGCCATCCGTGGCAAGACAAGGCTGCAAGTAATGGAATGTCAGAGGCTACCGACAGCAAAGGCAAAAGCCGTGGCAAGACAAACTCCATCAACCAGCACGTCCGCGCCCTCCGCAGACCATACACTTTGTATGGCCTTTGTGCATTTGCTGGCATCAGTTCCAAGTGGGCTGACTTCAAACGTAACTACCAAGAGAAGAATGGGTTTTTAGAGGTCATTAACTGGATTGAGTATGTGGTGACATCCGAGCAGGTGGATGGGGCTATGATACACCGTTACGACAGCAACCTCGTGGCACGACTTAACTGCATCGCCGATACGGTGAAGAATGAGATAACTGGAAAGGATGGCGAACCGTTCAAGTGGCCTGCGCTGACGCTGGCCGACTTGGAGGTTGTAAAGAAGCAGATAGAGCATAATGGATAAGATGGCGCAGATACATAGGGTGTTGCTCTCTTCCTCGTTGTCGCATTTCACAACGAAGATGTTTCAGTACATGAACAAGACACCGTATATCATGGGCGAACACCACAAGGTGATATGCGATGCGCTTGACCATGTGATGCATGGAGACCCCAACTATCGCCGTCTTATCATCAATATCGGGCCGCGCTATGGAAAGTGCGTTGCTCCCGATACTCGCATCATGACAAAACGAGGTCTCATTGATGCGTGTGAGGTAAAAGCAGGTGATGATGTATATTCATTTGAGGATGGCAAAGCCGTACTCGCTAAATGTGCCGCCACTGGAGTCGCGCATAAGGGTGCTGTCAAGATAACAATGCGCAGTGGTCGGGGTTTTGTTTGTAGCGATGACCATCCGATGCTTACTACATTCGGTTATAAGTCAGCAGGAGAGTTACAAACTGGAGATAGAATACAAGCTATCCGCGCCTCCATTGACAATGATTATGAAATCAATGATGATGAGTTGATTTTCATAACTTTAATGATATTTGAAGGGTGTTGCAACACGGCAATAGGATTCTCTAATACAGATAAGGTTATTATTGACCTTATGAGACAAACTTGTGAGAACTTAGGATTTGAACTTCGTCAACCTAAATCAAAGGCTTACTGCGATTATAGTGTCACTTGTCATAGGACGGATGGCGTGAAGAGGATGCTTGAGAAGTATGGAATTCTCGGCCATTTATCCTATGACAAGAGGTTGCCCAGAGACTGGTTCGCTCTTTCGAAAAGGCAGAAACTTTTGTTCATAGACCTTATGTTTGCCACAGATGGTTACGCTCTAGGAAATGGACAGAGTGGTATCACGCTTGCAAATAAAGGACTTGTTGAGGATATTCAGCAAATGCTTTCCACTTTGGGAATAATATCGTCTATAAACGAAAAGAGAAACAAGAAGAGAGGTGCATGGGTGTTAACAATTCCTAGAGGCGATACAGTCAAACTGCTAAACATGATAACGTTCTATCATAAAAGGTTTATGTCAGAGCGTTCATTGAATAAAAAGGCAGTATGTATAACAGATACATTCCCGTATGAGATAATAAGTAAGGAACGTTTGACATATAAGGTATTGTTTTCACCTTACCGTTGTAGTTGTAGCAAAGATATAACTAGAGAGAAGTTCGTCCGTCTTTCGGAGAAATTTGAGAGTTTAAAGAAGTATATATGTGAAGATTTCTATTTGGACAAAGTATTGTCTGTTGAATCTGTTGGAGAAATGGATTTGATAGACATTGAGGTCGAAGGAACGCACAACTTCATAGGCAACGGCCTTGTGTCGCACAACACTCTCCTAGTCTCTCAGATGTTCATTGCCATGGGGTTGGCCGTGAACCCTCTATCCAAGACCATACACCTATCATATTCGGGGCAGTTGACGATGGACAACAGTATGGCTGTGAAGGACATCGTGAACTGCGAGTATTTCCAGCATGTGTTCGACACGCGCATCAAGTACGGTTCCGACACAAAGTCGAAGTGGAGTACGGAACAGGGCGGTGGATTATATGCCACCTCTACCCTCGGACAGATTACTGGTTTCGGTGCTGGCCTTGTCGATGAGGAAGAGACCGAGGAGGAACAGGAGAGGAACATTGATGAATACGCTGCCACGTTCAATCCCGGACACTTCAACGGGGCTATTGTCATCGACGATCCCATACGACCAGAGGATGCTCTTTCGGACGTGGTACGTGAAAAGGTGAACCGCCGTTTCGAAACCACCATCCGCAACCGTGTGAACAGCCGAAACACCCCCATTATCATCATCATGCAACGCCTACACGAGCATGACCTTTGTGGATACCTTATGGAGACCGAGCCTGACAAGTGGAAGGTGATTTCGCTGCCGGTACTCTACACCGACGATAATGGCGAGGAGCAAGCCTTGTGGCCGTTCAAGCATACGGTGGAAGAACTGCATCAGCTGCGCGACATCAATCCTTTTGTGTTCGAGACACAGTACATGCAAAACCCGAAGCCGTTGGAGGGCTTGATGTACTCGCAGGGCTTCCGCACATATAGCACCATACCGGCATCGCGGCACCATATCATCAAAGCCTATTGCGACAGTGCCGATACAGGAGCCGACTTCCTGTGCGACATCATCTATGTGGAGACCGAGACGGCTAACTACGTCCTTGACGTGCTCTATACACAGAAGCCTATGGAGTACACCGAGCCCAAGACCGCAGAGCGGTACACGAAGTATAAAGTGCAACGCGCCATTATAGAGAGCAACAATGGAGGGCGCGGCTTTGCAAGGAATGTAGAGGCACAATGCCGGATGATGGGCAATAACACGACACGATTCACCTGGTTCACCCAGACGCTGAACAAGCAGGTGCGCATCTTCACCCATAGCGCCGAGGTGCAGAACCTCACCTATTTCCCCGAAGGTTGGGAACGGCTGTGGCCGGAGTTTAACACCGCCATCATGGGCTATCTGAAAGAGGGTAGGAACGCTCACGACGACGCATGTCTTGTGGCTGGTACAAAAGTGGCCACAATATTTGGCGATAAACCGATTGAAAAGATAAAGAGTGGGGATTATGTGCTTACACCATTTGGTGTGCGTAGAGTTGTCGCAAGTGGCTGTACAGGGGAGAAAAAGGTTATTGACCACCTCGGACTGACGGCAACGGCAGACCATAAAGTGTACAACGACGGCCTTTTCATAGAATTGGAGAATTGCAACAAAGATTGGGTGTCGAAATATTCATTAAAAGAACAGATACGATGGAGATACAAGAGACTATTGTGTTCAAAGGAGTTGAGTACAAGCTCATGGGGGCGCGGAGGTATTATCTTAGCCAGTCGAAAAGTAATGCAGGGCGACGCGGTGCTAAAGGACTTCATGTCGCAATTTGGGAAGATGCTCACGGAACGCCAGTACCTAAAGGCTGCTGCATTCATCATAAAGATGGCAACACTTTTAACAACGACATCAGCAATTTGGAGTGTGTACCGATTCGCGAACATCTGTCGTACCATTCAAGACAGAATATGCAAGATGCTGAGTATAGGGAAAAGAACAGACAAATACTCGACCAAGCAAGAGAGAAAGCCAGCGAATGGCACAGGAGCGAAGAGGGCAGAGCATGGCACAGCGAACACTCCAAGAGCCAGAAGCGCGTGTACAAGGATATTGTCTGCAAGAATTGTGGAAAGCATTTCCAATCTGTTTTCCAAGACACCATGTTTTGCTGCGACAACTGCGGAGAACAATACCGATCAAAGGAACTTAAATATGTCGGAGTGTGCAAGCAGTGCGGCAAGGAGTTTCACTATGGAAAGCGCAATGCCGGTTCAAGGGAAAGAGTATTTTGCTCACGTTCATGCAGCACAATATACAGCAACTTACACCGCAAGCGTGTACAACATCAAAGTTGAAAAAGATGGGTGCTTCTATGCCAATGGCATACTGGTATCAAACTGCGATGCACTTACCGGCACCGTGGAGCACCGCGACATGTCGTCGAAGGAGAACGAGGCGGCACTTCGGAACTTGATCAGAAGACAATAGAACAACAGAGATATGAATGCAGTAAAGGTAGAATGGATTGATAGCTGCGCATCGAACCACGAGTGGATGCTGACAGAAGACATGAAAGCGTGGGAGGATGTGAAGCCGATAAGCATAAGCACGTGGGGTGTGCTGGTGCAAGAGGACGCCAACTACATCGTGGTGGCGCAGAACTACGGCACTGACCCCGAACAGGTATGCAATCTCATGTCGATACCGAAAGGGTGCATTGTGAAGATGACGATCATAGAAGAGATAGACAACGAACAATAAAAACAGATATAGCCATGCCAGTTAAAGAGACATTAAAGACAATTTGGCAGCTTCTCGGGAACGAGATGAAGGCTGCCGTAGGCTACCAGCAGAGCTTTGAAGAGTTGCTGGAGAGTAACGATGTGAGCCGTGCCATCAGTATGTTGGAGAACAGAGGACGCGCCGCTATGCTCAACCTATCCAACTATCACACCGACACGCATGTCATCAAGCAGCGTCCGGGGCGCAACATCTACAACAAGAAAGGAGAGTTCCTATACACCAAGGAACTGAACACCATCGCCATTCCCTATCAGAAGTTCATCAACGAGGTGGCATTGGTGTTTCTCTATGGCCGGCCGGTGCTGTGGAAGAATGCTACGAAGAACCCCTACCAAGAGGAGCGTGAGCGTTTGGCCAAGTTGCGCGACACCATAGGCAACTACGACGACCCGGCCGCCAGCGAGGAACAACGAGCCGAAGCCATGCAGGCAATGCAAGAGACCAAGATGAACCTCGAGCAGCTGGAGAAGCGTATCGACGAGATTGATGCCGAGACCGCCAAGAGCGACGCGGCCTATGGCAAGTTGATTGAAGAACTACATCAAGCGAGATTCGATGCCCACTTGCGAGAGGCAAAACGCTATGCCGGTGCCGAGGGGTGTTCGGCATTGCTCTTCCACACCTACCAGCAGGACGGCGAGGCGAAGATGCTCATCCGCACATTGGCAAAGAGCAAGAATGATGACATATACACCCTTTTCGACCAGTATGACCGACTGGTGGCTTTTGCATGGGGCTACAACACGCGCGACATTAATGGCAAGTCGGTGCGCCACTATGACATATATACGGCTAACACCATCTACAACTGCGAGCAGAACAAGTTCGGCAAGTGGGAGTCGAACCCAAGGCCAAACCCCATCGGCAAGATACCCGTTATCGTGTTTATTCAAGAAGTGGAATGGGAAGGTGCCGAGACGATGATAAACCGCGTGGAGAAGGCTTTCAGCATCAATGCTGACAACATCGACGACTTCGGCTCGCCTGCCATTGTGGCCACCGGAGCTATTACCAATAGTGATGACATGGCTGCTCAAGAAGAGGAGAGCAAAGTGTTTGAGTTACGCGACGGCGGCGATCTGAAGTACCTTGAACTTGACAACATCGGTGCTGCCCGTAAGGAAGAGATAGCGATGCTTGAGAGTCAGATAATGGAGAAGACGTTTACGCCGACGATTACTCTCGAAGCCCTGCGAGGGCTGAGCAATGCCAGCGGTGCTACGCTGAGGACGGTGATGATGCTGGCCAACATCAAAGCCGACCGTCGCAAGGATAGCCATGACGGACTTCTCTCGCGCACTAGCAGTCTGATGAAGTCTATTATGGGAAACGTCCTCGATAAGCAGAACAAGACAAGCTACGACGGCCTTGTGATTGAACATGAGTTCCAAGAGCCTTTCGGTGCCGATGTGGCGCAGACATTCAACGACCTCATCCGTCAGTACGGAGCAGGGGCTATCTCCATCCGCACTGTGCTGGAGCAGTCCTACCTCGTTCCCAATGCCGAGAAGGAGTTGGAGCGCATGAAGCAGGAGCAAGAAGAGGCCGACGAGCGCAAGCGCGAACAGATGGTACAAGATGCTTTTGCGATGGCAGAATAGGAGGAGAGTATGGCAAAGGGAAGCGGAGGCACAAGAACATCGACGTGGAGGCGTAATACACCACAATTAAGCGCACCTCGAACTGTACTCGGTCTATCACAACCGAAGTATGGCATGCCTGTTGGAACGGTTGAATATCGTACCACGTCATCCGACATAATTGCTATTCAGTTAAAATCGTTCCGCGACTACATTAAGGACAACAACACAGGCGGCAGTCTTGGCTTGTACGGAAATGACTATGTTATTTTCCACATGAAAGGTGATAGTAGTTCTAATGGTCGTCCATACGACATTACTTTGCAAAGCGGTGACGACATCCTGCCAAAAGGCATCAGAGCGTCACAGATACGAGCCATTGACCATTGGATGAGTGGAGATACAGGCGGAACTAATGTTCTGGCAACAAGAAACGCTGTAATCGAGACCGAGCGGTACCCCGGATTCAAATCGAGGAAAACAACGATATACAAACGTAAGAAATGACCGACATAGACATCATACAGAAAGACACGTTGTTTCCGACGGACAACGATCTTGAAATCCCACTGCTGCGCATGGACGTTCAGCCAAAGGTGGTGGAGATACCATTTGTGTGCTTCGGGGAACAGAGGCGCACATTCGATATGAACAACCAAGGCACGCTGCACTTCTACACTGACGATTACCGTTTCAGTGCCATCTACGACCATCCCGAAAAGGTTTTGCAGCACCACCCTGCCAACATCGTGGAGCCAAACTTCTCACTCTTCAACGAAACGCCCATTGCCTTTGGAATGCAGGCCGTGTACAAGAAACGCCTCATCGCTCGCAAGATGCAGGAGGTGGGTATCGGTGTGTTCGTGGACTTGAATGTGGCACCGAAGTTCTACAAGCTGAACCTTATCGGTGTGCCGCAGGGCTATGGTGCATTTTGCACCCGTGGTTATAGCGACCGCGTGAACCAGTTGGAGTTTGAACTTGAGATAGCCAAGTACGTCGCCAACGGCAATCCACTGACCTTTGTCGTGTACGGTGGCGGTGCCATCGTGCGCAACTTCTGCAAGGAGCACGGGCTGGTGTACGTCACGCCGGTAGTCGCCATCAAAAACAAGCTCAAGTCTTTCGAGAAAATGAAAGACACCATCGCATTCTTCGGTCAGCCGATGCAGTTGCCGCAACGCAATATACCTACTGCTGAAGAACTCTATGCCAAGCAGGTCGAGGCGTTCAACTCCCCTATGCAACTTGGCAGCGAAACGGAATGTAAGATCGAGAATATGTAAGAATCATTCATTATTATCAATAAAAGAAAAGTTATGGTAACAATCGACATCATCGGGCTCATTAAGCAGCTCGCCGTGGCCATCCCCGTTATCCTTGTGGCCACACAGACAATCACAGCGGCCTTACATGGCGCGTTCAACATCGAAAATCCCAATGTCAACCACGTTATATCGTGGGTGGTGGCCATCCTCGGAGGATTGGGTTTTGTAGCCTTCAACGGCCTTGATTTCGGCTTGCCTACGGCATGGAACTACGTCATGGGTGGCGTAGCGGGACTCATTACTGGCGGTGCCGCCAACGGCGTTTACGACTGGCCTGCCGTGAAGCGCATCTTCGACGCAATCACCAGCATCTTCTCACGCAAGTAGTCTACCGTGGCGAAAAAGATCACAAAAGAGGATGAAAAGCCCGTCTACGGCACTTGTAGGCAGTGCTCTTTGTCATACGACTATCACGAGCGCACTGCTTATCCGCCTCATGACTTCTTCATGTGCAAGTGTCCGCACGATAGGTGGAGCCAGTTCCTAGACAAGATGTGCGTCAACGAGCATTTCATCAGTCGAACTAAGTAAGCAAATTTCATCTTTCATTTCTTGCGAGGGGTGTCACCAGTGATGGGACACCCCGTTTTTTTATTCTTCTATAATCAATGCTTAATCCGTATAGTAGGGTGATAGTTTGCAAAATATCGTGTGCAATGAACAAAAAAATGTGAAAATAGGTCATAAAAACACACAAAAAAACACTGCAAAACGATGCGTTATGATAAAAAAATATAATTCACAAAACATTAATAATTAAGACAATACAAAATATTTGCAAAAAAATTAAAAAAATATTTTGGTATATTATAAATTTTTATTATTTTTGCAACAAGAAAATTAAACAAACACATAACAACCTAAACAACAACGACATGATTTTAGAAGACAAATTACAAGAAATTTATGAGAGATACCAAACTCTCGATTCAAACACAAACCGTGGTACTGATTTTATGAACTGCATGATAGAGCACCTGGCAGAACATGTAAAAAAAGGATATACCTACAATCAGTGTTATACGCGTATCTCGCAGATAGACAGAATTTGGCGTTCCTTTGCCAAGGAAAACAACCTAAACCCAGATTTTTTCCGCAACAACTACATCGTTCGTCGGTGCGCGAAGATGTATGCCGCCAAAGCGTACTTCAACATAACTAAACAAGAACTTGAAAAGTACGGACAAAATTGACAAGCGTATTGAAAGAACTTGGTATGTAACCTTAAATCACAAATAACGATGAACCAGATTGTATTAGTCAACACATCCCGCGATGGGTACAGTGTCAATCAAGTAAGAAGAACAATGACTGTTGAAGAGCTCATTGATTGCCTACGGGAGTTTGAACCGGAGGCAAAGGTGTACTTGGGTTTTGATAACTGCTACACATACGGTGGAATCACAAGGTATGATATCGTAGAAAAATACACAGAAACGGAAGAGGATGACGAATGATCAAAACGACAGAGATATGAAAACAACGAAGATTGAGAAGTGCATAATGGCCATGTGTGCCGCCTATATCATCGGCAGACTTGCCGTAAGTCTAATCTTTAGCATCTGAAGCTATGACACAGAATGAGATAAACAGAGTGATCAAGATGGTGGATAGGTTCAACGCCGACCTTGATGCATACGCATCTGTCAGTGGCGACTATGAACTTCCGGAGATTGACAGCACCGTAATAGGCTATTCGGTGGTGAACAAGTACACCTACAAGGTGTCGAAGAATGGCACCGCGATAAAGGTGATTGACTGCGACGGGATAGAGTTCGACATACCAGTCATAGAGAGCGTGGCCTACGATGAGTTGAAAGAAGCTCTCAAATACGACCGCCGCCGCCTCATCAAGGCGTGGCGAGTGTGGAAGAGCGAGAACCCGAACGGGGGAGAGTGAGAACAAGGGCTGGAGAGGCGGAGACGTCCTCCAGCTCACTAACGCAACAAAAAACAATGCAAATATATTTTAATACAACAGGCGTAGAACGTCGCTTAAATGGCGGAAAACGCAATAAAAAGAGCCAAAATACGTTATCTGTATAAATATCA